TAGAACGACGCGCCAGCGGGCAGAGTTCTTACGCGTCGCTGAGTTCCGAGAGGAGCTGTACCTCGCGTGACCCGCCGCGCCGCGGTCGAGCTGGTCGAGCTGGACGAAGAGGTCGCGCGAGGCGCAGTAGTGGGTGCCGTCGCCTGCCTCGCATGGATCGCCGTGGATGTAGTGACGTTCAGTCCGCATACCGACCTCCCCTAGACGTAGTCGCGTCCACTCTCGTAGTGATGCTTGTTGGCCTCGTGCCCAGGGAAGAGCACCTCGGGAACGCCGCCCGCATCGTCCTCACCGACGACGACGAGGACGCTATCGCCGAGCGCCGTCTTCTCCAGCGGCACAACGAGGCGCTCCCCCGTCACGTCCTCGACGAGAGCGAGGAAGTAGAGCGGCGTCTCCTCGTATTGCCAACTGCCGTGCATGCTCACACGCTGCATGATGCGCGTACCCGCTGGGGCGTTGATGATCTGCAGAACCTTGTACTTCTGGGTCATGTGACCTCCTGTTGGTCGGTTGTACCTTGTCACACCGTCACACCCTCTTCAGGTCTTCCCGTGGACTCTAAGGTCTAGAACGATCTGAAATGTTTATAGCTCTAAGAGCTGAAGAGGATGTGACAGAGTCTATTATTGTAGGTTCTAGGCGGGTTTACCATGTCACACCCCTTGTCACACCCTCACCGTGATGGGGTGTGACGGGTGAAGCGTCCACTTGCGCACGGAGCCGGAAGCCCCGCACCTGAGCGGCGCCGACTCGGACCTGCTTGCGGTCGTGCGTGTCGATGATCGCCATGACCTGCCCGATGCGGGTGAGCACCGACTGTGTGAGCTGGGGAAGCGGGTAGTCGAGGTGCGTCCAGAAGTCCTGCGCGGTGAACCACTGCCTGCCGTGGGAATACCGAGCAAGCGCATTCATCAACGGGTCCTCCCGCCTGTAGGCTTCATTGGCGGCTGCACGCATCGCGTCGTGCTCTCGGCTGAGGTGCCATGCCTCGCCAGCCTTGTAGGCGACCACGGCTTCAGCCCATACGGCGTCGATCTCGGCGCGGACTCGGTCAATGTCGATGCGGTTGGCGGTCACTACCCAGAAGCGCCGGTCCCCGGTCGGGTCTGCGAGGCAGTCCACGTCGTTCGTCGTGCCGATAAACACGCACTGCCGCAGACGTTCGACATTGTGGCGTCCGTAGCTGGGACGGAAGGAGTCCTTGTCGCTGCTGAGGAAGTTTTTGATCGTGTTCATGTCGGCCTTGCCCATGCCGCTGAGCTCGCCGAGCTCGTAGAACCACTTGCCCTGAATCTGCTGGTAGCGGTCCTTGGAGTCCCAATCGATCTGCGTGGTCGAGGACCAGCTCGGTTGCCGCGCGATCGTCTCAACGAAGGTGGACTTGTACGCGCCCTGCAGACCGTGCAGGACGAGCGCCGTCTGCATCTTGCACCCCGGCTGGTACGCGCGTGCGACGGCACCGACGAAGAACTTCCTCGCGTATTCCCGTGCCAGCTCGGTGTCGTCCACGCCGAGCCACTGCGAGAGCCAGGAGGATAGGCGCGGCATCCCATCCCATGTCAGCGTCTCAAGGTACTCCCGCACCGGATGGTAGGAGTTGCCACGCGCAATGAGCTCGATGATGTCGTTGAGCTCCCGCACGGGGAACTCGACATCGTGACGTTCCGCAATGGCGATGCGCAGCTCAGAGACGAGGTAGTCCTGAATGAGCTGGCCCGACCATTCCACGGCCTGCGCGAGTTCGTTCCAGCGTATGGCCCCGGCGAACATGGGGTCTCCACGCAGAATGCGATCGAGGTTGCGGACAGTCTTCATGGGACGCGACGGGATGATGACGCCACCGACTATCTTTGGCGGGTACATCTCCAGCCCGAGGTCGAAGTCCTCCTCCTCGGTCGGCGGGGCGATGTTGAGCGCGGCGCGCATTTCTTCGCGGGTGGGCATGGTATCTCCTAGGTGCAGAGGTCAATGAGCGGCGCCTTGTAGCCGCACGAGTTGAGATGCGAGCACTTCGCGTGCCCTGGGCCTGCGATGGTCCACCAGACGGACCTATCGCCGCACTTCGGGCACTTGACGTGGCGGACGTGGCCTGCGGCCTCGATGATGTCGCCTGAGAGACTAGCCCCCAGCGAGATCCGCGCGGTCGGGTCCAACCGCAGCATGCGTGCGAGCTCGCGGTCGGCAGCATCGCGCGTCCACGGCACGCGCGGCTCGATGCGGATCGCGCGCTTCGGGGGAGGCTTCGGCTTCTCCTTGACGATGTCGAGTAGCCACGAGGGGGCCTCGTTCATCTGCCGAGTGAAACCGTCCCCGACGCGGAATGAGTAGACCGCGCCAGACCGATGCACCGTGGGCGGGGCGCAGACGTACCCGCCCTCGCCGCGCACATCTACCGACTTGATCCCTGCCGCCTGCAGGCCCTGGGCGTTCTTGACGACGGCCCCATCGGTCCACCTGAAGTACAGGTGAAACCCTCGCGAGGTCTCCACGCCCAGCGTGGGCGCGGGGCCATGCTTCGCGAGCTGCGCCTCGTACCACGCGCCCGCCTCGGGTCCGTCGAGGTCGAGCACCCAGCACCTCGAGGCGCTTCCCGTGGCGAGGCCGATACCTGCCCGCGGCCAGCGCCTCCACCACGCGCGAATCTCGTCCGCGTCGGTGGACGCCTTCTCCTGCCACCCACCGAGGCGCGGGTGCTTGCCCCGCTGCTTCTCGCCGCACGACGCGCCCGCTTGGCAAGCGCATGTCTGGGTAGCTGGGTCTACTTCGTACAGGGGATGAACACGCATCCCCGCCGCTGCATACCGCAGCGCGTATTCGATCATCATGTCTAGCCGAGTCCAGCCGGGGGAGACGGGGGGAAGGGCCTGAGCCCCTCCCCCCTACGGGGGATCAGCCCGCGTCCGGCTAGGACATGGGTAGACTAGCGACCTGCAGCCGCTCCCGCAACAGCGCGCGGACCGTGTTCCGGTGTCGGCCGACGATCTTCGCGATCCGGTACATGGTAAAGCCCAGCGCGTTGAGCTCGAGGATGTGCTCTCGCTCCGCCATCGTCATCGGCTTCCACGAGACGCGCGGGATGCGCCCCTGCCGCCATAGCATCGCCTTGACTGCCTCCGAGGATCGCCCGAGACGCTCCCCGATGACCTTCAGCTTGACGCCGCGCATGTACATGGCGTGGGCCTCGTGAGCCTGCGGCGAGGTCCACCACACGGGCCGCGTCATGTCTTGGCGCTGGATGAGCGCCGTCACCGAGTCGCGCGACCGCCCCAGCTGGGCAGCGATGGCGCGCACCGGCACGCCGTCCTCGCGAAGCCGCTCGACGGTAGCGACCTCGGAGACCGTCCACGGCCTAGGCGGCGCCATGCAGCCCCCTCGCGCGCTTGTACGTCGAGATGACATACCAATGCCTGCCCACGTGCTCGGCGATGGCGCGCACGCCGAGGCCCTCGTTGAGCTTCGCGTCCACGAGACGGCGCTCGTGCTCGGTGAGCGCGGCGTACCGTGCGTTGCGCCGTCCGGTGACCTCAACCATCGCGGCCTCGCGGTCCATGCGCGCGACGTAGCTCTCGCACGCTCCTGGGCGTCGGCCGAGGCGCTCCCCGATCTCGGTCCACGTGTACCCATCTGCGCGCATCTCGCGGCAGAGCTTGAGCTCGCTCGGGCGCCAGTACTTGAAGGTGTACTTCGGCACCGTGGGTCGCTCGCTGGCGGCGAGCTCGTCCTCGAGCATGTCACGCGCGGACCAGTCGGCCTCCTTGAGAACGCCGACCATGCTGTGCATCGCGCTTTCACTACGCCCGAGGCGCTCCCCCACCTCGCGCCAGGAGAGCCCATCCTCGCGCAGCTGGCGGGCGCGCTCAAACTCGCTGGGGCGCCACGGGGTGTTCGTGCGGGTCATGGCGCATCCTCCAGCGCGGCGACGAGGGCCTCGGCTTCGGTAGCTCCTGACGCTACCCATCGTTCAACGAGGAAGCCGTTGGCGTCGTGGCCAAACCGAAGCACGACGAAGAGCGTTTCGCTGTCGCGCCGAACCTCTGCATGTCCACCCCACAGGTACGCAGGATCGTTCCAAGCCTCCCGCACCAGCGCGAGCAGGCAGCCCAGCGTGGCGGGGTCATCGAACATGGGCAGCACGTCCTTTCTAGTCTTGGCGCGCACAGGCTTCTCCCCGTGACGGCCGATCCTCGGAGACCACACGTCAGGCCCGATGTCGTGACGATGGATGTACTTCATCCCCGGCATCCACCGCCATCCCTTGCAAGCCACGGCACGGCGTGCGAGCGCGATCATCTCGTCGGTCATGCCCCCTCCTCGCGACGGTGCTCGCCGCGTTCGATGGCGTCCGCGAGCGGACAGGTACGGGGTCGGTAGTTCGTACTCTCGGCCTGCTCGCGCAGCCACGCCACCACGGCGGCGCGCTCCCGCGCCACCTCGGCCCGCGCCTCCGCGAGCTTCTGCTCCAGGGCGTGCAGCTGCACGAGGAACTCCGCCGTGCCGTTTGGCTGCTCGAGGCACCATTCCGTGTACGCCGCCTCGGCGTGGCGCTTCGCGTCGTCCAGCGTGGCGCTCCAGCCCTCGGGGGCCTCCACCACGTCGTCGGTGATGACGCACCACGAGAAGCCTTCCTTCTCGTGCGGCCAGATGTCGATCGCGTGCGTGTCGCACGGGTAGGCTTCCCACTGCACACCGCCCGTGCACGGCTTCGTCTCAGTCCAGATCATGGCCATCTCCCGATGCGGCGCAGGAGCGCCGCGATGATGTTTGCGATCGTGCTCATGCCAACTGCCTCGCGCACCACGCGCGGTACGCCTTCTCGGCGACGTGCTTTGCGCTGGCATCCGTGGGCTGCATGCCGCGGGCGTCGTCGTCCGCCATGAAGGCGGAGAACTCCCAGCTGTAGCCCCCGCCTCGGTGCGCGCGGTTGACCAGCAGCAGCACGCCGCCCTCTAGGTCGCAGCGCCAGCCAAGGTCGGTCTCGACCCACGGGAACCGTGCGGGCGCCTGCACTACCACGCCCACATGCAGGCCATGACGACCAGCATGGCGAAGCCACCGAGGAGCGCGTCGGCGTGGGTCTTCAGTAGGAACGCGGGGTCGTACCACGCGCAGCGGATGGTGTCGTAGAAGCTCATGGGTCCTCCTACCGTCGAAGCGACGGCTTCCTAGAGGTACCCACATATTGCGCGGCCCGCAAGGGACCGCGAGAGATTTAGACGGGCGTCACCCAGATATCGACGCGACCGACGCCCTCGACGGCGCGCTTGCTCATGTTCAGGTCGACCACGAGGCGATCGTCCACGAGGATCCCCGCCTCGACCAGCGCGTCGATCACGATCTTCCCCACGTTGTCGATGTCGGGCTTTGTGGCGTAGGACACGCCGCTCGTCTCGCGTCGGATGGCCCACCTGTCCTTCGGGCACCACGCGGGCCGCGTCTTCGGCAGGGGCCAATACGCCATGATGTCCACCTCGACGGGCTCGGCGATGGGCTCGCCCTGGCGCTGCTCGCGCAGCATGGTGACCGCTGCCTCCATCCATGCGCGATGCTCCGGAGGCATGTAGACGCGCCCACCTCCTCGCGCAGCTCGAGGACGCGAAGCGCCACGCGGCACTAGGCCGATGGTGTAGTCTGCCGTCATCACTCCACCTCGTGCGCGAAGAGAGGGCCTAGCGTGTACCGGATGCGCGCCCGCGCGATCTCTGCGTACTCGGGCGATAGCTCGCACCCGATGAACTGCGCGCCCTCCAGCATCGCCGCGCGCCCGGTGGAACCGCTGCCCGTGAACGGGTCGAGCACTGTTCCACCTGGAGGCGTGACGAGGCGGCACAGGTAGCGCATGAGGTCCGTGGGCTTGACGGTGGGGTGGAAGTTGGCCCGGGGTCCGCTGGTGTTGCTGATTCCGTCAAGGCTGGCTCCGCCGTTGCCGAAAACACGGCGCTCCTCGAAACCACTAAGCCCCTCCTCCCTGTCCTCCCGCCCTGCCTTCGGCGTGTAGAAGAAGCGTGCGGCCTCACCCAGCCCTGCGGTAGCCTCCTCGCTTCCGTCATGGATGAAGTTGGCGGGCCAGCGGCCTGTCGCGTGCGACATTTCGCCGTTTCGGCTTTTGGCGTCAAACCCCGTTGCTCTTCCTGTGACGTTCCGTAAGTCTGGTTGCGGAACGCTAGGCGGTGCTCCCTCAACCCTACACCCATCCACATTGATCGCCCCCGTCCCGTGCGCGAGCACGTTCGCCGCCACGGTGCCGATCAAGGGCTTCCGCGCCATGCAGATCGGTTCGTGCGCGGGCTTAAGAGCCGTGCCCCAGCCGGACCATTGACGAGCGGCGTCGGTGGCGGGAGCGGTCATGATATCGACGCCATCCTGAGCCATCTTAAATGTGCCGAAGTTGTTGGAACCATTCTTTCTGTTTTGAATGTGTCCGTCCCCGGTAACCTTCGGACCCGTTACTACCCGCTCCGCGCCCGCCGCACGGTCGATAGCCTTCGACACATCCAGCGACTTGGGGAACCCCGACCCATAGACCCACATGATCTGGTCGCGGATCTCGAAGCCAGCGTCCTCGATGGCGCAGGCCATCCGGTGGTACGTGCGCGACCCGGAGAAGGCGAGGAGGTGCCCTCCAGGCTTCAGCACGCGCAGGGCCTGCCGCCACACCTCTTGGTCGTAGGCGATGCCCGATGCATCCCACGCCTTGCCCATGAAGCCCAGCTCGTAGGGAGGGTCGCATACCACGGCGTCCACTGAGGCGTCAGGCAAGGTCGCCATGCTGGCGCGGCAGTCACCGACGATGATGCGTGCGCGGCTCACTTCGCGTCCGTCCCGTAGCCCGCAAGCGGCTTCTGCTTGTCGGTGTACATGCGAACGACGGCGAGCACCCAGAACAGAGCGAGCACGGTTCCGACGACGCCCCAGACCCAGCCCGCCGCCGACCAGCGGTCGAGGAGCAGATAGGCGAGCGCCGTCGTTTGGACCGGCCATTGTGCGGGCATCACTGCCCAGGGGAGGACGGTGCGGTTCATG